ACGATCATCAGATAGATTAGATAGAGAGATCATAGCTGATCTACGTACACCACCAACTACAACTACCTCACCAATCTTACACATGATGTCGTGACATTCTAGTGATGATAGCTTACGTCCTTTGGCATCCTTGAATGTCTTGATTACAAAGTTAAACAGATCAATCAAAGGCATAGGACCTGATGCTCTACCACCAAATGTCTTTAGCTTTGCACCTGCAGGTCGTACCTTAGACACATCCCACTTAGGTATCTCACCACTGTATAGTAGGGCAATCATCTGACGTAGTGACTTAGCCCAACCTTCTTTGCTATCCTTAACTACAATAGTTGTTTCACTATCATACATATTCTCAGGTACTTCTGGTAATTTAGTTACAGACTGACGTTCTACTGAGAACCCAACACCTGTACCACACAACAGAATAAACATAGCCTCATCAAAAGATTTAACATCGTCTACTGCTAGGTACGAGCAATTGTAACCTGCTGTATTGTCACGTGCTAAAGCTGGACCAGCAGTCATTAATGCTCTCATAGAAGGCATCACTTCTAATCCTAGTATAGCCTGTTCAATCTCTGCTATCTGCTTAGGTTTATCACCCAATGCAGGTCGCACTAGGTTCTTCATGTATCTTCCTACTGTTTCTGACCACGTTTCTCTACGGCCTTCATCCTCAAGCCAACGTGCATAACGTGACTTGTGTATGAAAGATTGATAGTCAGTTGGTAAATGGTTATTCATATTCATACTACTCCACTATTGTTTTGATTGATTGGATTTCCATCCCGTCAACATCATATATAAACTCTTTTAATGCGTCTTCTACTTCATCGTCTATCTTCCCATCTACAGGTACAGGATATTCATCTTCATCTAGATCAAGAGTTAGAAATATTTTTACTATCATATCATTGTCCCCCTTAATGAAACTTAACGTTGATTATATTTTTATCTACACTGGTTATGTCTGGTTTCTTTTTAGTTTTCTCTTCTGGTAACTCTGTTAAGATACCTTCACTCTTAGCTTCCTCTACTATCTCACTTAGTAGATCACGAACTTCTGCACTCTCTTCCATAGCAGGTATAGAGGCACAAATCATCTGAGTTAGATGTGTAAGTTGGTAGTGATCATTATCATTCATCACATTATCTTCTGTAGATATAGTGCCTACCATCAACTCTCCTGTCCAGTTACCTTTCTCATCTAAAAATGGAGATAGCTTGATAATATAATCATTAGGATGGAAATCTATTAATACATTCTCTTCATTCATGTCTGCGCTATCCTCTCTTTATCTTTTTGTATGGGCAGTTAATTAAATCTGGATGTTTATCTTTACCTTTTTCTTTTAACCACTCCAATGGAATGATACGATCATGATACTGTATACCATTCTTCTCACACCATTGTCCATAGCTAGTTTTAGCACCCTTGCTTATTTTAGAACGACTGTTAGTAAATATAAATCGTATATCTAACTTAGGGTGTTGCTTCTTAATTAACAAATGTTTACGGCGATCTGCAGCTTTAAACATTCCCTTTGTCTCAATTATAATGCCGTTCTTCAATACAAAGTCAGGGGTATAGGTGCGGTACATAAGGTCTTCCCATTCAATCTTGATCTCCTCATATTTGAATGGCATCTCATGCTCAATTAGATAGTCTCTTGTCTTGACCTCTAACCCACTCCTATACCCATGCTTCCTTGCGGCAGCGTACTGCTTTGCCTTCATAGTTTAACCCTCGTTTATAGTAATATAACTTACTGTTGGTTTAACTCTAGCTTGAGATACTTTAGATGGTAGCTCCTGTAACTCTGGGAAACATTCAAACCTAAAGTCACAGAACTTACAGTTAGGATTTAGAATAGTGTTACCTGATGGCTTACCCCGAAACGTTTCTGGTACGGGATTGAAACATCTTTTAAACTCATTCTTATTAACTGTGTCTACAGTGTCTTGTATCTTAGCTATCTCTGCATCCAAGTCAAGTCCATCGGCAGGTACATACTTGATGTTACCATTAGCCTTGTTGACTACCCACCAACCACCAGCTTTCTTACCAGTAGCCTTTGCATAACCTGCAAGCTGACCAATGTAACCAAAGGAATCACCCTTACTGAGTGTATCATATGACTCAAACTTGTTACGATATGACCAATCAGATGCTGACTTAACATCATCTAATGCATCATCCATAATAAGATCGTATGATCCATGGATTGTGTCTTCATTTAATTCGAGTTGAACAAAGTTATCTTCATCCTCATAGGCTACACCTGCTTCTGTAATAATACCTTTGAATGCAGCTTCAACTATGTCTCCAAGTAACATGTTCATCACAAACGTTGTCGGTTTGGGCAACGCTTTCTCTGGCTTGTTCTTAGCAAACCAAAGCTGACAAGTAGGCTTACCTATGTTAGACATACGCAAACGAAACTCCTCACGGCTGTTGCCCCCACCGAACTGGCGGCGTACTGAATCCATTACATCCTTACCAATCTGTTGTATTGTCTCTTCAGACATACTAGATTTACCAGATGTAGCATCTTCAAGATACTGATTTATCGCCAGTTCAGCAGGGTGGTTCATTATACGAAGTCCTCTGCGTCAATGTCCACGAAGGCTTCAACAGTATCTGTATCTACATCTTCGTTCTTGTGCATGTTCTCATTCCATGCATTGAGAATGTATGTATTGTAGTTCTCAATCCACGCAACAAAGTTAGCAAAGACTGCTTGTGACTCATTGTCCATGTCTAGTGTGTTAGACAAGTCAATGTCAGTCTCTGGTACATAGAAACTGCTACCATTTGGTAGTGGTACTTCCTTAGTAGTAGAGGTAATGTAATGCTGTGGCGGTAGCCTACGCATCTTAGACAACTTAGCAAACTGTTCACCCAATGTTTTGAATGCATCACGATTGTCAATCTCCCAGATGAATGCAGTAGTATCTACATCAACAGGATTACCATCAGCATCAGTAGGATTAACCAACTCTACTGTGCCAAACAAAGCACGCACACGTTTGATTGACTTGATTAAGTCTTTCATACTGTCAGGTAGTGCTGCCCAATCCTTGATGAACCCTGCAGGTTTACCACAGTTGAAGCCACCATCGTTGTCTTTCATGTCACTGTTAAGATCATTAGCCATGACAGTCTTGACGAACTTGTTAGGTGTCTTATCACTACCCTTGACAAACTTCTTGTACATAAATCGCTGTAGGAATGGTCGTATAGATACTTTATCAGCGTAGTACGTAGGACCATCTGGTATCTCTAGTTTGTATGCACCACCACCAATGACTTCTACGTTCTTCATCTTACCTGCAATCTCTTGCTGACCCATGATGGGTGTATGGTGAATGCGTAGACGTGCCAATGTACTAGCTGACTTGCTAGTCTTAGGTGTATCAGCACCCATACCCATTGCTTGTGCCATCTCTGCAAAGTTGTTTGTATCTACTGTTGTTACTGTGTTCATATGTCTTATCTCCTATATATGTTTATCAGACGAAAGGTAGTTATATCACACTACGTCTTTTGTGTCAAGCCAGTTAGGGCCAATTTTTGCTTCTAATAATAATGGTATGTTAAAGTCCAGTGACCACTTCTTATTTACTATAGGTATCAACTTGTCGTTGGCTACCTGTATGATCTTCAATACTATTTCCTCTTCATCTGGGTGTATGTCAATTACAATTGAATCGTGGACTGTGTTCACAACACAACTGTGTAACTTGTTAGCCGTAAGTAACTTATCTATATAGATCAAAGATATAGGTACTATGTCGGCAGTAGCGAACGATTGTACTGGATAATTTTTAATCTGTGTGAAATATGTCACACCTCCAAATCGTCTACGTTGTACATCGGGGAATGCAAACTCACGCCCTGATGGTGTCGTTATCTTGCCAGTGTTTAGTGCTTCCTTGGCAAGTGCAGTATGCCACTTAGCAATACCTGCATACTTAGTAGTGAACTGCTTGTAGTATGCAGCTTCAGCTTGTGATCTACCAAAGCCACTAGCTCCATACAAGGGAGCAAACGTGTGTGCCTTGGCTTCTTGTCGTGACATAGGCTGACCTGCATCTGTAATAACTTTAGCTGTATAACTATGCACATCAAAGCCTGTAGTAACCTCGTCAATGGCAGTCATATCTTGTGATAAGTATGCAGCAACTCTGAACTCAAGCTGTGCAAAGTCAGCTTCCATTATCTGCCCACCTTTCCAACGTGACACAAACACCTTCTTAACAGGGAATGTACCGCCACGTGGCATGTTCTGCATGTTAGGGTCAGCACCTGATAGTCTGCCTGTACCTGTACGATGCTGTAATAAACGTACATGTAGTAGGCCATCAGGCTTGACGAAGTTAGCAAT